ACGGGACTTTCTTGCACTTCAAACACTTACAGTTGGCCCACTTAGCACACGGAACCTTGTTACAGATTTCGCAGCCAGGCTCATACTGACACTTGTTACAAGCCACTGGTAATCGTTTTTGAGTCTTCTTGTGATAAACGCCATCTTTACGCACACAAGAAGAATACCTGTGAGCATTTTTTGAATTAATGACACAGGTACAACGAACACAGTTCTTGGGCTCAGCCAAAAGGGGCTGAGGCGGAACTTTAGCTTCAGGAGTGCTCACAACAGGGGGAGAAGCCTTCACCTCTGGAGCACTCACTAAAGGAGAGGGTGGTGGCCGAGTAACAACCACCGGTTTGGATTCAAAACCAACAGGCTCCAAAAGCGGCCTAGGCACAACAACAGGGGCGGCATGTTGCAATGGAGCAAAACCAAGTCGCCGGCAAGAAAAGCTATGTTCACAATCACTCCCACCACAAAGGTAGGGAGCAAAAGTTCCACATCGTCCACCACAAAAGTGCTTACAGACAAGCAATCCCTCCTTGACCCTATTTGAAGTGCAATGAGGATCATGAGCACAATCAAAGTCCCCACAAGCAACACGAGTAGTGCATACACCACGACATCTGTCACCATGTGTATGTACGCACTGCTTAATATCACCCTTGAGACTTGATTCCTTCACAATCTGTCGATCTTCTTCCTCGACCTCAATGAACAAAGGGACATTATTCACATCAACAGGGGGAGCAAAAGAGTAACCGGTCAATTTACACGTAACGGCGTGTTCACACGAATCATCACCGCATGCAAACCTCATCTTGCCACACATACCACCACAATTGTGGCGGCAGGTAGCCAGACGAAACTCTTTCTTCTTCCTCGCATGGTAACCCCTAACATCGAGCGGGTTAACGTCAGCATCTTGCTGCCCATACAAGTACTCCTCATACTCCTCAGAATAATCATCTACATCATCTTGGTCTGAGTAATCCTCCTCACTTGCACCAGGCACAAAAAGACCTTCGTGCAAATCAGGGTTTTCGAACTCATCGAAAGCCTGAACAATGTCGAGATAAGAATCAATTGACTTTGGGGCCAACTGATCCCACTCAGAGGGTTCAAAGAGCTCAGGAGCTTTACCCTCATACTGGATCCAAAATTTTTGGCCTTTGCCATTATAACCCTTTCTCTTGAAGACAGCTTTCGCTGAATGAGCTTTCAAGAGACTAGTTACATTTCTAATCGCAGTGTCAACTGAGAACTTGGCCTCAGGAACCCGTCGAGTAACAATGACCTTACGACGTGAAGCGAGCAACTTCTTGCGAAGTTTCTCTCTCTTAAGTTCCATAGCCTTAGTTTCTTCCTCAAGAGCATCTTCACTGCGAGCAAAGCAACCAATAATATATGGCTTAGCAATGGCACCAACCAATAGAGCTGTGCCAATC